TATGAAAGATATCAAGATCTTAAAAAAGCACGGTCAGTAGAAAAACTGTTAGAAGTATGACCCGAGGTGCTTTATTATTTGCTCATAACAACAGGACAGTTGATTATGCCTTATTGGCATTAATATCGGGCGGTCTTGCTAAAAAACATTTAGACATTCCTGTTAGTTTAATAACTGATTCGACAACTATTAATTGGATGCAAGAATCAAAAATATATGATAAGAGTCAAAAAATATTTGATAAGATTATAGAAGTAGAAAAACCTGTGACTGAAAACTATCGTAATCTACAAGACGGTGAAGAAAAAGTGAAAGTTCCTTTTGTTAATTCAAATAGATCCAATGCTTATGAATTATCTCCATATGATAGAACTTTATTATTAGACAGCGATTATTTTGTATTTTCAGATAGGTTAAATGAATATTGGGATATTGATGAAGATGTATTAATATCACAGGCAATGAATGATATCTATGATGAAAAACGAAAAGGATATCATGATAGATATGTTTCTGATACAGGAATACATATGTTTTGGGCAACCACAGTAATGTTTAGTAAAACTCCAAGAGCCAAAGCATTTTTTGATATGGTAAATTTTGTTCGTGACAACTATCAATATTATGGAGATGTCTTTCGATTTAATACTAGACAATATCGTAATGATATTAGTTTTAGTGTTGCCAAACATATAATATCTGGATTTGAAACGGAAATAACTCCTAGTCTGCCACCGGTATTAACAGCAATAGGTAGAGACATATTATCAGAAGTAACAAATGACGGGAGATTAATATTTTTAATTTCTCCTCTAACCGGCTCTACTCCTTTCGCAGTATCTATGAAAAATTCAGATATACATATAATGAACAAACAGAGCGTAACTAGAAATGCAGAAAAACTGCTAGAATTAATATGAACTTTGGATATCTACTAATTATATCTGAACACGAAACTGTAGATTATCTAAAGTTAGCATATGCTTTGGCTTTAAGTATTAAAAATACACAACGTGAAGGATACGATAAAGTAGCATTAGTAACAGATAATAAAGATCGACTATCTTCCTTAAAATCAAATTGGGTGTTTGATCATATTATAGAATGGGATCAAGAAACATTCTGGGATGGAAGATCATGGATGGATAAACTAACGCCATTTGATCACACAGTATGTTTAGATGTTGATATGCTTTTTACTAGAGACTATAGCCATTGGATAGATTATTTTATAGAGAATTCAGAGCTTTATGTTCCAAACAAGAGTTATACTTATAGGAATGAAATAGTCACTAGTGACGAGTATAGAAAAACATTCACTAAAAATCAATTACCTAATCTCTATAGTTTTTATACTTTCTTTAAAAAAGATAGTGAACTTGCAAAAGAATTTTTTGAATTAGGAAGGTATATTATTAAAAATCCAAAAGAATTTTCTAATTTATTTTTAACTAATTACAAACCCAAGGTTGTAGGAACAGACGAAGCATTCTCACTATCAGCAAAAATTTTAGATATCGTAGGAGATATAAGTTACCCATTAGAATTTCCTAAGGTAGTTCATATGAAACCTATGGTACAGAATTGGCCGTGGCCTGCAGACAAATGGAGCGATCATATTGGATTTTATCTTAATAAAAAAGGCAATTTAAAAATTTCAAACTATCAACAATATGATATAGTGCATTACGTAGAAAAAGATAAGATAGATGATGAATTAATCAACATCTTAGAGGAGATAGCATGGAAGAGTTTATAATAAAAATTGAAGCCAGTTATCTCGCAGAATTTAATCCAGACACAGGAGAGGTACTAAGTGTAGGACCTAAATCAGCACTCCAAGAAAGAAAACATACTATAGAGATAGATAATGAAACAGCAGAAGACATAATACAAGGCAATATAAGAATACAGAGCTGTTTTATCGATCTTAGAGAAAAGACTATCGAAGTATCAGAAGTTAAACAGGTACACAAATTAGATGATGTTGTACATAGGATAATTTCTAAAAAATGGAGTAATATAGAAAAACCAGATATTTATATCTCAAATAAAAACGATTCTTTGGTATTTTATCTTACAGAAGAATACGGTGGAACTTACATACAAGATGATAAATTCCAACCTGTTAAAAAACGCAAAATATTATGGGATGGAGATACAGATTTAAATTTTTTAGTAACGGACTACAATGATCCTAACATATTATATAAAATGATTACTATAAAATTAAATGACTTAGTAGGAAAAGAAAAAATTATTGATATCAGAGATGTTCCAGAAAATTACAGCATCTATACAAGAAGAATTTTTAAGGATTACGTAATAGAATGAGAGTAGCAGAATTTGATACAATATTCCTGAGTTATGATGAACCTAACGCGGATCTGCATTATGCAGACTTGTGTGATAAAGTACCTTGGGCTAAACGTGTCCATGGAGTCAAAGGATCAGACGCCGCACACAAAGCCGCCGCTGAACAGAGTGATACAGAATGGTTCGTAACTGTAGATGCTGACAATATAGTGCAACCAGAATTCTTTAATCTAGACTTAGATATGTCAGATCCTAAGATTAAAGTGTATGGATGGTGCGGACGTAACAGCATCAATGGACTACGCTATGGCAATGGCGGATTAAAAATCTGGAAGAAGGACTTCGTCCTTAACATGAAGACACACGAAGCCGCAGAATCAGATAGAGCTCAAGTGGATTTCTGTTGGGAAGATGGATACCGTAATTTTCCAAGAGTGTATAGTGATAGCATAATCACAGGAAGTCCTTTCCAAGCGTGGAGAGCAGGATTCCGTGAAGGTGTCAAGATGACACTGTTAGACGGAGTGAAAGTTCCACCCCAAGAAATCAAGCAACAGATATGGTGGCATAACATACACAGATTGCGTATGTGGAGCACAGTAGGCTCACATAAGGATAATGGACTATTCGCTATCTATGGTGCTAGATTAGGCACTTGGATGACTAACTGCTCAGATTGGAATTATGTTGATGTACGTGACTTTGAACTATTGAGACAGTTATACGATGATTGTGTCGTACATCTAGAACAAGATGAGAACAAACTAATAGAAGAGATAAAAAACTTAGGCGATAAAATTAAATTAGAACTAGGATTAGATTGGGTGTATATGGATCCAGCTATGAGCAAATATACTTTAGATTTATACGACGAAACTATTAATCTTGGATTAACATATTTTAAACAATGAGATACGATATAATTTTTATTAGTTATAATGAGCCAACAGCAGATAAAAATTTTTCTGCATTGAAAGAAAGATTCTCGTATGCACAGCGTGTTGATGGAGTTAGAGGGATACATCAAGCACACATAGCCGCGGCTAAAAAATCTTTTACTAAAATGTTTTGGGTAGTTGATGCTGATGCTGAAATACTACCGAGTTTTAATTTTAATTATGTAGTTCCAGAATATGATCTAGAGAACGTACATGTATGGCGCAGTCGCAATCCTATTAATGGGTTAGAATACGGGTATGGTGGAGTTAAACTGTTACCAAAATCATTAACAGTTAATATGGATACATCTAAACCTGATATGACTACTAGTATTTCTAACCTATTCAAACCAATGACAGAAGTCAGCAACATTACAGCATTTAATACAGATCCTTTCAATACTTGGAAGTCAGCGTTCCGTGAATGTGTAAAACTAGCCAGCAAGATAATAGATAGGCAAGATGATAAGGATACAGAAAATAGATTAAATGTTTGGTGCACTGAAGGATTAGAAAAACCTTATGGTGAAGATGCTATAAGAGGAGCCAATGAAGGCAAATATTATGGAATAAAAAATCGTAATGATATCGCGGCGCTAAAGTTGATTAACAATTTTGACTGGTTACAGGAAAAGTTCTATGGAAGATAAAGCTCGCATACAGAAGTTTATCCCTATAATGAACGAAGTGTCTCCTACGTTCTGTCTAGCCAAGTGGCATCACACTACTATCTATCTCGGTACGGGAGAAACTCATAGTTGCTATCATCCTGCTCCACACGCTATACCATTAGAAGAGATAGCGGAAGATCCGAGTGCTTTACACAATACCAAAGAAAAGATTTCACAGCGTGCCGAAATGATGCGTGGTGAAAAACCCAGAGGATGCCAATACTGCTGGAACATAGAAGCATTAGGATCAGATTATATCTCGGATAGGCTAGAGCGTAACTCAACTATCTATACTGAATCTAGACTAGAAGCTATCAAGAAAGAACCTCTAGCTCCAGTGAATCCACAGTACATAGAAATAAGTTTTGGTAACGAATGTAATTTTAAGTGCGGATACTGTCATCCTAAACACAGTTCGGCATACTATAAAGAGATCAAGGATCACGGTCCTTACACTATGGTTAAGAATCATCGCAACGATATCGATTGGTTCACCATACACGAGGAAGAACGTAATCCATATGTAGCCGCATGGTGGCAATGGTGGCCCGAAGTGAGGAAAACTTTAACCATACTGCGCATCACAGGCGGAGAACCTCTACTACAGCAATCTACTTGGAGACTATTTGATGAACTAGAACAGAATCCCTTGCCTAATCTAGAACTAAACATCAACACTAATCTAGGTGCTAAGCCAGTAATCATAGATAGATTCATAGATAAAGTTAATACTTTAGTAGAAAAAGGGTGTATTAAAGACTTTAAAGTTTTTACTAGTATGGATACTTGGGGACCTCAAGCGGAATATATCCGTACTGGACTAGATTTAGAAGTATGGGAACGTAACTTTAAGAGATATCTAGAACATACCACTTTGCCTATAACGTTCATGATTACATTTAATATCTTAACGGTAACTAATTTTAAATCGTTGCTCGCTAAGTTCTTAGAATGGAGAAAACAATACAATGGTTTTAATCAGAATCGTTGGCAACGCATTAGATTCGATACTCCTTATCTAAAAGAACCATTACAGTATGATATGAACATACTTCCTAAAGATGAATTCATGCCTTATATGTTAGAAAGCCTAGACTTTATCCGTGATAATCTAGATGATAAAGATAGGACTAAATTTTCAGAACTAGAATTTGAAAAGTTTCTGCGTGTAGTAAAGTATTTTGAAAATACTGAGTACAGTAAAGAACGTTTAGAAGAAGGTAGGAAAGATTTTTACAATTGGTTTGTAGAATACGACAAACGTAGAGGGACCGATTTTCTCGCTACATTTCCAGAACTAGAGGAATTTTACAATGACTGCGCCCAGTAAGACATTCTGCATACTACCTTGGATTCATGTTTATGCCAATCCTGATGGAAATGTGTTACCCTGTTGCATAGGTGACTATCGCATGCCTATGGGCAACGTCCAGGAAAACACCATAGATGAGATAATGAACAACGATAGATTTAAAACTATGCGTAGCAAGATGTTACAGGGGGAACGCTGTGAAGAATGCATGGCTTGTTACTCTAATGAGGAAGCAGGTAACAATAGTTTTAGA